CGTTGAGTAATTGTTGTGCCTGCCCTTGCTGTCCCGCTCCGAACTGGAATAAAGACCCAAGTCCTGCTTGACCAAGGCCAAATTGTTGTTGTGCCAGGCCGGCTCCCATTTGTCCCATTTGGGCCTGTTGCGCTCCTAATCCTCCAAACATCGGCGCTGCCTGCAACTGCCGTGCCCTTGCGGACTCAGAAGTGCCAATTGCTTTTTGCTGTGCTTGTTCAAAGTTTTGAGCCAGATCCTGGAATATTCTCCTGGATTTAATGTCTTGCAGATTCTTGTCGAGTTCCGCTGATTCAACTCCGAATCGTGATCCTCCGAACGCTCCCGCTTGTTGCGCCTTGCTTGCTAAACCTGATTGGGCTTTCGCCGCTTCGGCGTCCATTTGTTTAAGTGCTTCCGTCGTTACATCGGCGGAATATTGATTGAAGAAATCCTGGTAATTGCTGGTAGTGGGATCGTACTGCTGCACAGCCATTCCCAAGGCGGGAATTCCTGTGGCCGTAGTTGCTTGTCCCGCTGCCAAAGCCTGTTGAGCTGCGGCGAAAGCCGGATCATACTGGGCGCCTGCCCCCGTAGGAAGACCCGTTGCGGGGTCAATGCCCATGAGTCCAGCTGTTCCAGCGATGGCTCCCGTCTGAAGAGGATCAAATCCTGCAATGCCCTGAGGCGTTACAGTGCCCGGCACTTGAGTCATGTCAAATGCCCCCTGAAGCATCTTACGTCTCCAGTCCTCTAGATAGGGTGCCTCACGCGATCCTTGCCAATAAGTTTCTGGCATTATACTATTCCTGTTCCTCTAGATGAGTCAGGGTCCAGCCTGTTCATCAGATTATACATTGATTTCGGTCCTCCCGCGTTGTCAACGGCCTTTGCCGTCATGACGAATTCGCCGTCACTCAGCATCGCCGGTATCTTGTCTTCTTTCGGTCCTCCCGGGCCGTGGATCGCGCCAAATCGGCGTGGAAAAAATTGAGAAATTCCAGGATTATCTTCCAGTACGTCAGCCAGATCTCCAGCGGTCGTTCCGCCTCGCGCCCGTCTGACAACATTAGGATTATATCCCATGATGCCTTCAACAGTAGGATCTGCTCCTCCTGGCATTCCTCCCCCTAGAGAACCGCGCATGGTTCCGCGATTCATGAAAGGATTTCCTCCTGCCTGCAATCCTACAATTCCTCCCTCATTGCCGAAGAGCGTTCGTGTGCTGTCATCAATGATGTTTCCTTCGGAGTCCACCTCAAAATCACTATATTTATTCGTAGCATAGTCCTTAACGTCATAAGACGTGTCCGTGACAGGATCAAAATGAAGCCCCCTGAACCGGTCGCCTGGTTTTTGCGGTCCTCCTACTATGCTGTCATATATTAAATCAATCTCGGACAGGCGATCCTCTTTGCTAAGCGGTCCTTCCTTCTCCTTCTCAAACGCTTTTTTGGCCATGATGGATGCAATAAGACTTAGCAGCCCTGCATTACCTTCTATGCCTTTTCCTCCTGTTAATCCCTTTAGAAGACCCTGGCCGATGCCCAGGATTCCTCCCCCTTCCTGTGTTACTCCTTTAAAAGGATCTACTTTCTGGGTTTGTCCAAGAATACCGGTTCCGAACTTTTTTGCCAAGTCCAAAAATCCGCCACCACCCGTTTTACCCATTTTATCGGTTAAATAAGGTAAGCCGAACATTGCCGCGCCAATCATTAACGCTTCGGGATTGTTCTCGAAAATATCCTTTGCACCGCTACCGACGTCTTTAACCAGTTTTCGTATTCGTCTAAAAAGTCCCATATGTTGGCATAATCTCCTTAATTGCAATTTATGTGATTGTTATTGGCAAGAAGGCTACGCTTGAAAATTTAGCCAATTTTATTCTATATTTATAGTCAAATTCTTGGTATATGACAATAGATAAATATGCCAAAGAAAGTTAAGACAGAATCAATACCGCTCTTCAATCATAAATTTGAAGCAATCAGACCGTTCGGCCCTACTGTCATCAGAGGAACAGTTCCCATGGATCTTATTCATTTATTGGATAAGAAGGCGACAAAAATGCTGGGAAGCGAACAGCTTTCCAAAGAATTTAATCACGCACCTAATCTGGCGGGCAATATTAAAAAAGAAGTGCGCTTTCCTCCATCGTGGATGAGCACCAAAGAATTCAAGCCTGTGGTTGATTACATAGGAGAAATGGTAAAGGCTTACATCTCCATTCCCCCTGCAAATGAAACCATCAGTCCTGCGTTTGTAGGGAAGCTCGTCATTCAATCAATGTGGATCGTGAGCCAATGGGCGGGAGACTTTAATCCTGTGCACATTCACGAAGGACAACTGTCAGGAGTCTTTTATCTGCGCATTCCACCTGGACTGGAACATGAATACAAGGAAGAGGATCATTATCCAACGGTGGGTGACATAGCTTTTTTTCACGGTCAAGCGGCGACGTTCAGCGGTCATAAGCTGCAGTACACTCCTAAAGTGGGTGATGTATTCTTATTTCCTAATTGGCTTTCACACGGCGTCTATCCTTTTAGAACCAAGGGACAGGAAAGAAGATCAGTTGCTTTCAATCTTGAACTGATTAAAAAGCCAGGTACTGAAGCCGGAAACGCTGAAACATTACGTAACAAAGAATTTTATAAAAAGAAAAAATAATGAAAAAAGTATCCCTTCCGAAGAAAGTAAATGCAGGCCCTTTTGAAGTGGAGCTTATTCTTCTTCCTCACGAAGTAGCCTATGAGTCATCAGACTACCAGGGAACTTTCGTTAGCAAGCCTCCCTTAAAAATTTATCTGGACGACGAGATAATTAATCTAGGAGGAAGAGACGCCATTAACGTGGTGATGCATGAAATGTTGCATGTGGGTTACTATCAATATCATTTGAAGGATAAAGAAGAGGAAACTCTGGTGAACTCTGTGGCTAATTTTTTAACGGAAATACTAACGCGATCAGAATTAAAAGAGTGGTTGATTGATAATATGAAGAAATGAAAGATGAAATTCTTAAAACTAAATCAGATGACAATACGACTCTTCCTCCCATAAGAGTATTCGTTGCCACTCCTTGTTACGGAGGAATGCTGACAACTAATTATTTTGAAAGTTGCATGGGATTGATGGCTGAGTGCATACAAAAACGAATAGGATTACAGTTTGCCACCATTGGAAATGAATCACTGGTGACCAGGGCACGTAATACGCTGGTTCAATTGTTTATGGACGATGAGAAAGAATATACGCATTTAATGTTCATTGACGCGGATATTGGTTTTGAGCCTAAAACAATCTTTCGAATGCTGGATATGGATAAGGAAGTGGTGGCCTCTATTTATCCTCGCAAAGCCATTGACTGGCGCAAGGTAAAAAAGAAAATGGAAGAAAGACCTGATATCTCTCCTGAGGAGTTGCACGCTTTTTCTTTACAATATAACTTAAATGTCAAAAATCCTGAGCATATTGAGATGCAAAGGGGATTTATTGAAGTGATGGACGCTCCAACGGGATTTATGCTCATTAAAAGAAATGTGTTTAATAAAATGAAAATGGCCTATCCTGATCTTAAGTTTTCCAATGATCAACACCTGGGACAGCCTCACGAAGACAAATTTAAAGGTCACGACACATCTGACTGGAACTACGCCTTTTTCGACACGATGATTGATCCGGATTCAAAAAGATACTTGTCAGAGGACTATGCATTCTGTAGATTATGGCAGAAGATTGGTGGTACCGTTTACGCGGACATAATGAGCGGATTAACGCATTATGGAACCTACGCCTTTAGAGGAAATGTAGGCACTCAATTCTTGCCACGGACGAGGAAGTAATTTATTGTATAATCTTATGGAACTGACCGATTTAAAATTTCAACCAGGAATAGATAAACAGGACTCACCTTACGCGGCGGGGGACGACCGGCGCTACATTGATTCTGATTTTGTACGTTTTCATTACGGAAAACCCGAAAGATGGAATGGATGGGATTATCTTCCCAATCCTAACACAACAATAGTGGGTGTCGTCCGCGATACGCATGCGTGGATCAGTCTGGACGGACAAAGGCATCTCGCCTTGGGGACGGACAGGAAACTCTATGTTTTTGGAGGTGGAATATTCAACGATATCACACCCATACGATCAGGACCAGACGCCCTTACCAATCCTTTCACGACCAACGGCACGACGACTGTTTCCGTAGCGGATACGGCGCACGGAGCTGAACAGGGAGATTTTGTGACTTTTGATTCATTCTCCGCCATTGACGGCTTGGATATGAACAATGAGTTTGAAATCACCACCATCACGGATTCAGATAACTATACCGTTACCCATACAAGTACGGCGTCAGGATCCACGGCTGGTGGAGGAGGAACAGGAAACGCTAATTATCAACTCAGCATCGGACTGGCAACATCCACTTATGGATATGGATGGGGCACTGCCACATGGGGACTCAGCACATGGGGAACGCCACGTTCATCATCAGCAGTGGTGATTTACGGACGCAACTGGTCACTTGATAACTTCGGTGAAGATTTGATCGCAACAGTAATTAATGGAGGAACTTATAAATGGGATCTTTCAGGAGGTGTTTCTAACAGGGCGGCAATCATTACAAACGCCCCTACGGCATCACGATTCAGTCTTGTATCGGCTGATACTAGACATTTATTTTGTTTTGGAACAGAGACAACGATTGCAAACACGGCCACGCAGGATGACTTGTTTTTTAGATGGTCTGACAGGGAGGACTTGACGGACTGGACGCCAGTGGCGACAAATGAAGCGGGATCTCTTCGTATTGCGGATGGATCACGAATTGTCGGAGGAGTTAAATCAACAGGGCAGATTCTTGTGTGGACGGATAAATCCTTGCACGGTGTTCAATTTGTTGGAACTCCTTACACTTTCGGACAGCGTCAGTTAGGGGCTAACTGCGGACTTATAGCTCAACACGCCTGCATAGATGTGAACGGTAAAGCCTACTGGATGGGGGAGAATTCCTTTTACATGTATGATGGTGTGGTTAAAAAAATGCCTTGTTCCGTACAGGATTATGTCTTTGATGATATGAGTTTCACTAATAGAAATGACATTGCATGCGGACTGAACAGCGAATTCAATGAAATTATTTGGTATTACGCCACGGAGAACGCCACTCAAATTGACAGAGGAGTTGTCTATAATTATTTGGAAAATACGTGGTATACCATCAGCCTTGACAGAACTACTTGGCTGGCGGCAGAGGTATATGAACAGCC